CGGGCAGCGCGCGGGGCGCTGGCAGTACCTCTCGGTCGTGACGGTCACAGGCGGGGTTGCGGTCACGGTCGGGCACACGCTCGGGCGTGTGCCGACGATGCTGCTGCTGCTCGACGCGGGAAACAACGCCTACCCGGCGTTCACCTGGCCGATCGCGTCGCGCACGAGCACGGCCTTCTCGATCACGATGCCCGTGGCGGGGACGTACCTCGTGGCGATTGCGTGATGCTAGAGCTTTCCGCCGAGCGCCCGGATTTGCGCTGCAAGCCGTCCCTGCTCGGCCACAGCTGGGTTCAGGTTATTATTCTCTTCGATCCGCAGCATGCGAATATCGCGCACGGATTCGGCAAACCAAGGGAGCTCTCGCGCAAGCCTACCTGCCGCCATCATCGCTCCGACCGCGTCAATCTTCACCATGTCCCCGAAGTAGACCGAGCCCTGCTGGCGCGTGAAGCCCTCTTCGACGAGAATGCGCTTCACGTCGCCGTAGGCATTGCGCCACGAGTCGCCGTCGTAGAGGTTCTGAAGCATCTCGGTATCAAGGTCGAACGTGATTGCATACATACTGCAAGGATACCATTCTCGATGTGCCTGCGAATCGGACGAAGGTCCCGATGATCGCGAGACAAGCCGTTCCCGCCGATTGGCCCGGCATTGAGGCGCTGCGCGATGCGTGCTACGCGCGATGGAACCTCCCCGTGCAAGAGCGCGACGGGCTCGCGTGGCTCATCGCGGAGCACCAGGGGGCGGTGGTCGCGGCGGTTGGATACAGCGAGCCATCGTCTAACCAGTGGTGCATCCTCGATTGGTATGCCGAGCAAGGGCGCTACGGTAAGCGCGGCACGGCGGCGGTTCTCAAGCTGCTTCTCGCCGAGGCCGATCATAAAGGAAAGACGATCTCGGGCGTCTCGTGCTTCGAGGTTTTCATCGCACACGCACTTGCGCGCGGCTTCAAATTCGTCGGAGTCGCACTCGCCCGTTCGCCAGGAGGGCAATGATGCCACCAGCAGTCTTAGCAGCGATCGCGCTCGGCGGGGCGAGTATGATCGATCAGAACATGCAGCAGAAAGCGACCATCAAGGACAAAGAAAACGCCGAGGCGTCGGCTCAGGCCAACGCGACGAAAGCCCAAGGGGTTGCCACCGGCCACCTCAACGACTATCTCAAGGCGAATCCCGGCCCCGCGCAGGGGGCTCCGGCGTACTCCGGCGCGAGCATTCCGCTTGCGGGTGCCCCGCCTGGCACCTCCTCCGATCCCCGCAGCGCCCTAAATACGATGGCGGGAGCTTCCGGCATCCCTCCCACCCCGGGGGGGGGGCCTGGTCCCGGCATGATGAGCGCGGGTGCCGCGCCTTCGGGCGGTGCAGGGAAAGCCCTGCCCCCGGCGGTCCTTGTGGCGCTCAGGCAGGCAATGAGCGGCACGGCCTAGCCCGCGCATGGCGACGACGTACAACCAGGCCGGAAACGTCCTGTATCCGGTCACACCCCAAGGAAGTGGCAGCGTGGCGACACCGACACAAGCGCAGACGAACACAGCCAACGCCGCCGTAGCGGCCAATCCGGCAGCGAGTCCGAACACGACCCAGGCGAACTATGCCGCAATTCAGCAGGACCCGAATGCTCTGCGTCAGGTCGTCGCCGCGCAGTACAACGGGGCCGGAGCCGGGCTGAATCCCGCCGCCCAGGTCGGAAATACCCAGATTGGCCCGACCTCGCTCCTCAACCCGAATCAAATCAAGGGGATCACGCAAGGAAATTCGCCCGACCTTTCGACAAACGCCACGATTCAGCAGCTCCTTGCGGGCTTCCAACCGGAGATCACGAGTCAGAACGGCCAGTTAGCAAACCAGCTCGCCCAATTCGGCTTGAGCGGTGGCCCTGCCGTCGCGGCTCAGAACAATCTCGACGTGCGGCAGACACAGGCCGAGGCTCCGAGCATTGCCTCGGCGATCCAGAATAGCCAGGCGAACCAAATGAACCAGGGGCAGTTTAATTCGAACGCCCTCATTCAGGCGCTCACCGGGAACGCCGGGGCGATCAATTCGCAGAACCTCATTCAAGCGCAGATGAACCAGCAGGCCGGACTCTCAAACCAGAGCGCGATCAACAGTCAAAGCCAGCTCGGGGCTCAGCTCAGGCAGCAGGCAGGCCTGGCAAATATGGATGCAAGCAATACGGCAAATACCGCAAACGTGGGCGCGTACAATTCGACCCTCGAAGCGAATACCGCCGCAAAGAACGCGGCTCAGCAGGCGTACCTCCAGCAGCTCCAGAGCCAATGGTACGATCAATTCGCAGCGCAGAACGCGATCAACGACGCGGGGCTTGGGGCACAAAATTCTATCGCCGTGCAGGGCCAGCAGAACTTCGGAACGCCTTCGACCTCCGACCCGTTTAGCGGGGCGCAGTCGGCGCTTGCGAGCGTCTACGCACCAACGGCGAAGAAGTGAGTTATCCACAATCGGGCAGAGAGAGCAGGAAGCGGCAGCGAGGCGCAAGCCCCCCAGCCCCCCAACGCTTTCGCGCTGCGAGGCCGGGAGACAAGCGCTCAACGACAATCGGTATAGCTTCGGCGAGGTTTTCGTTGCCTTGCCGACTCGCTGGGGAGAAAAAGCCCACCCGTGTGAAACCAGGTCATCGTCGGCAAGAAGCGCCCCAGGCGTATTCCTGGGCTTCTCATTTTTCTTCGCGACGTTGCCATATCTCAGGGCGCACGAAGCCTCGCTTCAAACTCCCACTATCCGTTAGTTTGTGGGAGGACGCATTTCGCGTCCCGCGCTACTTCGACTTTGGAGGAGTTGCTAGCTCCATGAGGAAGAAGCCCGTTAGGTTGCGGTCGATAGCGCCTAACGGGAGGAGTCGGACCCTTATAGGGGTGCGACTTTTTCTTTCTATTTGTCCCGGAGCTAGTACGACAGGGGAGCTGCGGCTTCCCTCTTTGGTGCGCGCATGACCTGGACGAAGCCCGACCCGTTCGCGACGGGGCTCGGTGTGGCAAGCTCGGTTCTTGCGGGACAGCAGGCGGGGAAGCAGGCAGCAGCAGAGGCCGCTCGGCAGGCGGAGCAAGACCGCCTGGCAGCGGTGTCAGGGGCTCTTGCGAATACGAAGACGATTGCGGAGACAGACGAGACCCGTGCGAGGACGACGGGGCTCGCGAATACCGCGACTCACCAGCACGCAGAAGACGTATCGCACGGCTACATTCTTCCGCCGGGCGCTCTACCTCCCGAGGCCCCTGTCCAGAAGCCTGGTGGCCCGCCGGTAAGTAACCGCCAATGGTCGGATTATTATAGCAGTTACGCCGCGTTCTATTCGAAAAACAAGGCTATCGACGCCGCCTCGACGGCGGTCGGTCTTGCCGAGAAGTACGGCAACCTCGCCAAAGGCGAAGAAGCCGCGCAGCTCGCCCTTCGCAAGGAAGCGAACGCCGAGATTGAGACGCAAGCGCGCATCCACCATTGGACGGCTCTGGAAAAGCAAGCGGCAAAGGACGCAGCCGACAAGCTCGTGATCGCCTCGAATCACGATGCGACCTCCGTCCAGAATACGCAGGCGCACATCGCCGCGATGATTCGAACGGCCAACATTGCCGCCGACTCACGGCTCAAGGCTGCGAGCATCGGAGCTTCAGGCGCGCTCTTGCGCGAGCGTGAGACGCAGAAGGGCGAGGATCGCCGGGGTACTCTGAACCGTGCTGGTAGGGGAGATACACCCGAAGCGAAGGCGACAAACGAGGCGTATCAGGCGCGGCTTGCGGTGTGGAAATACGAGAATGAACTCGGCCAGGTGACGGCAGCGGCGAGTGGCAGGCCGTACACTCCGACCCCGATGCCGAAGCCGGGAGATGAAGCCAAGCAGAAGCCCGTCAAGCTCCCTCCGCCTCCTCCGGCGAACGCCCCGAACTATCTCTTGCAGGCGTGGAAGTTTCTCACCACGGCTCCGGGCGGCGGTCCCGCGCCGCCCGCGAGTGAGGATGACGAAGCGCAATGAGCCTCGCGGATGTCGCAGGGTCGATGCTCGACCCGACGGCGGTCCCGCGCCGCCTCAATCTTCTCGCCAAGCATATCGTGGCGGCGGGACAGAAGCCGCTCAACGCTTACCTTAACGTCGCAGGTGCAGCGGAGCGCGGGGTCGAGGGAGCGATCGGCGGCGGCGGGGTCGGCAGCCTCTTGCAGAACGTACTCTTCCCAGGGCAGGGGCAGTCTCCGGGCGGGATTCCCGAGAGCCTCCGCTCCATCGGCAGGGGCGCGAAAGCCGGAGTCGCCGGAAGCGATCCTGCGATGACCGATTCCATGCTCAGGAATATGGGGATTCCTCTTGCACAGAACGGGATGCTCCGAACCGGCGAGCATTGGCTCGCCCAGGGCGTAGCCGACCCGGCGAACCTCTTTCCGTTCCTCGATCCGTTCCGCATCGCCGGAGCCGCCGCTAAGGCGGCGAAGCTCGGCGAGGTCGCAAGCAAGGTTCCGATCACAGATAAGCTTATGGGCTACTTCGATGCCTCGCACCCGATGCGCAAATACGCGACCCGGGGGGGCGAGAATATCATCAAGGGGCACGAAGCCGCCGAACGCAACACGCTCTCGCGCGCGAAGGCGCGGCACCAGACGCTCGTCGATCAGCACCTCGCGGCGCACCCCACGACGCCCGTCAATCCCACCACGGCCACGGGACCGAGGATCTCGCCGGGAATCGACAACGAGACGCTCCGGCGCGCCTTCCGCGAGGGGAACGCGAGCGTTCGCCGCAAGGCGATGAAGGCGGGGTATGTGCCGACTACCGAGGAGGCGGCGAGTAAGCCGCTCGGCATCCTCACGAACTTCCGGCGCGACTACGTACCCAAGCAGAAGCTCAAGACAGGCGTGGAAGAGGTCGGCAAGCAGCCGAGCGCCTATGAGCGCATTCGCAAGCTCGCGCCAAAGCCGGGCTACAACCTCCCGCAGAAGGTCGGCGACGTTTCGACGCCGATCGAGGAGCGTGTGCTCGACCGGCTCAATCGTGGCGCACGGCACGAGCAATACTATGCGACCCGAGACAAGATCATGCGCGATCTCGGGCTCACCCCGAACGTCAGCCGCCCTTCAAAGACGCTTGAGGGGCTCTCTGCCGCCGTGGCGCGAGGGGATGAGAAGAACGCGAATCGGTATCGGAAGCTCCTCGGCGGGCAACACGAGGCGATAAAAGGAGCCGAAGGCGCGCGGGAGACGTTCCTCAAACCGGGTGCGCCGCTTCTGCCCGGTACGAACATTCCGCAAGGGCTGCACGATCGGCTCTTTGGTGAGGAAGTGAGGCCGCAACCGACCTTTGCTAAGGACCTCGCCGACCTCCAGCGAGAGGCGCTCTTCGCCTTCACGAGCTTACCGCACAAGAAGAATATCTCGGTGCTGCAAATGATGGGGCCAGGCGGCGCACCCGCGCTTGCGCGGGGGCTTCGGCATTCACACCTCATGAAGAAGGGCGACCCCAAGACCCTAGAGCGTGTGCAGCAGCTTGAACAGGTCGGCGGCACGGAGCACCATGCGCTCGGCGCTCAATTCGAGCCTCCGGGCTACGAGAAGGCGCTCGGTCGCCTGGGGCCGGTCGGCAAGAAGGTCGGCGGATTCATCGGGGCTCGGGCGAAGGGCGTGAACGAGGCGCTCGAACGGTTCGATACGGGGCAACGCCTCGGGTTAGAGGACGCGCTCAAGAAGCAGGGGCATACCGGATTCGACGCAGGCGGCGAGATTCGAGACGTGCTCGGGGACTACGGCGGCAACGAGTCGCCATTCGCGCGAGATATGCGGCAGCGGCTTGGTGCTGCCTTCCCGCATTGGTCATACGACATCGTGCCAAAGGCGACTCACCGGGCGATTATGAAGCAGCCGCGCACGACGCGCGCACTTGCGCGCGGGGAGACGGACTTCAACGCGGACGTGATGGAGCCGACCTTCGGGACCGACCTGCACGTAGGCGGGCCGCTTGAAGAGGGCTTGGGGCTCTTCGCCAATCCCGCAGGCTACGCGACCTCACCTTCTCGGCTCGGCGTGTACGGGCAGGGCTACACCCTCGCCGATCAGGCGCGGAAGGGAAAGCTCTCGACAGGGGTCTCGGAAGTCACTCGAAGCTACGTCCCCGGCCTTGGGATCGCGCAGAACCTCACCGGGACCGCGCCCTATCCCGCCAACACCTCACCTGTCATGAACACCCTGCTCGGCCTGCCTGGCATGCGGCTCAATAAGGCCAAGAGGCAGAGCCCGGGGAGCGCGCTCAAGGGGCAGCTTCGCGACCAGCTTCAGACGCAGGGGGTACCGCAGCCCGCGATCGACCTCATGATGCGGAGGCTCCAGCTCTCGCCGAAGCTATGAGCGATCCGATGGACGCGGCGATCGAGCGGGCCGAGACGCTCATCTCCAGCGTCTCGGTCGGCGAGGTAAACTTCAAACTCGTACTCGCCACGACGCGCCTCTCGGATTCTGTGGCCGTCCTCGAGCGGACGGTCATGACGCTTACCGAGTCCGTCTCGCAGCTCACAAACGAGATTAACGGCGGAAAAGGGGTGCGCGTCGAGGTGCAAGACGTGCGGCGCGATATCCGTGACACCGACCGGAAGATCGCCGAAATCTCAGGCAAGCTCGAAGCGGCTATGGTGGTATTCTGGCGCGTTGTGTGGTTTCTCGTGCTCGTCGGCGTTGTAGCGGTCGTTACGGAGATTCGCTCCTTTGCGCCGATACTCATCGGAGGTGGAAAATGATATACGATATTTCCGGCAGGCCGATTCCGAAAGGTGTTACACCTCCGCTTCCTTACGCAGAGACGATTCAAGCGCCCTGTGTCGAGCTTGGCTTTCCGCCGTGCCTCGCGTATGCGATTGCTTGGAGGGAGAGTATCTCCGGCGAGGTGCATGGCTCCTGGGATGCGCGCACGATCCTCTCAGGAGACGGCGGGCACGGGCTGTTTCAGCTCACAAGCACGTTTCCCGAAGGATGGGATAATGAGAATATCAACGTCCGGTATGCTCTTAGCAATTTTCTCATTCCAGCTCTGCATCAGTTTGCTCGTCGTGGTCTATGTGGAGATTACTTGGCGCGGCTTGTCGCAGCGTCTTTCAACGCTGGAGAGAGGGCTGCTTGGGAAGCTCATCTCGCCGGAAACGTCGATCTCGCCACAACCGGAAACAACTACGCAAGTTCCGTATTGGCTACGTTCCATCGACTCATCAAAGGAGATAAGCCGGAATGAGCATCTTTAAGCCTTTCGCGATCGCATCAAATCTTACGGTCGCCTTTTTCAAGATCGCAACGTGGGCGAACATCTTAGCTGCAATCGGCGTCATTGGCACGGTCGCGCAGGCCGTCTCGAATCAGCCGTTGCTCAATATCGCCTTCGGGCAAGAGCGCGGGGCCGCGCTCTCACTCGTCGCAATCGCAATCAGTCACGCGGCAACAACGATCACCGCGCACGGAGAGCCCGTCGGAAGCCTCGCGGTGAACGTCTCCGCGTCGAACGCCTCGACCGTACCGATCACCGTGAGCGCGTCACCTCCGGCTTAATTTGTGCCCGTTCGCCTCAATACTTAGTCGTAACATTCCGATATGATATTGGGGTGAAGCCGATTTACGGCTGGAATTGAGTAAGGAATGAACATCGACCTTGACGCGGCGCTTATCGCGTTGCAAAGCAAGCAGCAAAGAGAGTCTCCCTGGGACGACGCTGCATTGCACGTCTCCGATCTTGCACTCTGCAAGCGGCAGGTATGGGCACGACGCAATCAGCTCACCGAAACATTTATCGACCTCGACAATTATATCCAGATGCAGCTCGGACTAAAATATGAGCAGATCGTCTGCGATGCACTTGACGCGGCGGGAGTGAAATATCGGTATCAAGTTCCCGTGAAGGATCCGATCTTCGGACACAAACTCATCGGCACGGCAGACTTCGTCTTCGAGGATGCAGTCCTCGATACCAAGACGACGACGTTCTGGAGCGGGTACGTCGGCAAGGGCGACGCGAAGAAGAAGACCACAAAAATACCCGAAGAGCCGAAGATGGGATACCGCATTCAGGCGACGGCGTATGCGATTGCATTAGGGAAGCCACGATACGGTTTGCAAGTCGTGTGCCGTGCGAGCGGAAAACGCGTGACATTTTGGTATGAGACTGCCGGACTCGCGTCGATCATTGGCAAGGCCGTCGTCGATATGGAATCGACGACAACGAGTGATCCTGAACCGATTGACGCGAAGCCGCCGTGGTACACCGAAGACGCAAATGGGAACTCGTGGCAATGCGGATATTGTCCGTATGCCGCATGTGAACTCAATCGCAATGAATCCTTGCAGGTGATGTGATGAAGGTGTGCACCGAATGCGCTCAGGAGACGATCGTCGAGAAGTACGAAAGTCTCCTGAAAAGCGTCGTAACAGTTTTTGAGTCAACGCCTCGTGAGTATTCTGAAGGCGAGTGGACAGTAACGGATGAACGAGCAGACGTACTTGAAGCTATCCGCGCCACCCTGGGGGTGGAGTGATGTTGCAAAGTGTCGATGCAGAATACAAAGAGTCTCCCGCCCCTCTCGCGCTCCAACAGGCTCCGCAATACTTAGGTTTGTTTGGAACCGACGACCCCGACGCGATCCTGGAGAAAGCGGCGCGGGTTGCCGCGACGCTTGTGAAACTCGTTGACAAGCAGGGCCTCGTCGTCGATATCAAGGGCAAGAAGTTTCCGAAGGTCGAGGCATGGCAAACGCTTGCAGCGATGTTGTCGGTGAACGCGGTATGCGAGTGGACACGCCCGGTAGAAGGCGGATGGGAAGCGCGCGTCGTCGTCTACAATCGCAGCGGGCAAATGATCGCCGCAGCAGAAGCGCAATGCTGCAAGACGGAGTTCGGAAAAAACAAATGGGAAGACTACGCGATTCGCTCGATGGCGGCGACGCGAGCCGCGTCGAAAGCGTATCGCGCAAACCTTGGATACATCATGGTCTTGGCTGGCTACCAAGCAACGCCAGCCGAAGAGATGACGCCGGACATGGTAGACAGCAAGCGTGAGGAGAAGGCGACGGCTCCGCCGTCGCTCACCTCGCTCCGCAAGCGGGCGTTGCATTGCGGGCTCATTCCGAACGAGACGGCCTTTGGCGCGTGGGCGCGGAGCTGCGCTGAAAGCTGCAAAGATATTCCGCAAGGGAAGAGCCCGACACCGTTGCAGCTTCGCGACATTGAACTCGTGATTCACAAGCACGAGAATATGATGGCGAAGAAGGCCGCATGAGCGACTTGGAGATTCTCATCGACGAGTACACAAATGCGCTTTTTTTTCAGACGGAAGAGGGTCCTATCGAGGACCCTCTTGAGCTGCGCAGCGTCATAAGAAAACTACTCGGGCAATTCGCCCATTCCATTTTGAGGGGGTTTTAAGTATGCCAGGTAACTACAACCGCATTATTCTCGTCGGAAATTTGACGAAGGACCCGGAGAGCAAGTTTATTCCTTCGGGATCGCAAGTCTGCAAGTTCGGAATCGCCGTCAATCGCAAGACAAAGAACAACGACGAGACGATGTTCGTTGATATTTCCGCGTGGGAGAAGCTCGCAGAAATATGCGAGCAGTATCTCAAAAAGGGAATGAGCGTCCTCGTCGAAGGACGCCTTGTTATTCGCAGCTACGAAGATAAAGAAGGCGTGAAGCGCAAAGCTGTCGAGGTAGTGATCGACACAATGCAAATGTTGGACAAGAAGGGCGAGTCCGGCCAGGAGGCCGGATCGCCCGCACAAGCGTCGCTCTACGACGAAGAGTCGTTCGCGTTTTGAGCACCGTTCATTGTGCTTGTGCTCAGTCGGCTCTAGCTTCGCGCGTTCCTGTGGGACGGATTAACAACCAAAAGTGACCATCTTCAAAAAAATGTTTGGCGATTAGAGGAGTCCTCTTTCTCGTGCGGCACGATCCGCCTTGGCCCGTTCGCCTCTCGCGCCGGAACGCGCCCTAGCGCATGATGTTACGACACACGCTAGGAGGACTGCCGTCAACTACCCCGGCCTAAAAGCCGGAGCTTGTGAAAGCTCAGGTTGACCAGACTCAGTTCTGAAAGGAACTACGTTCGATTGAAGTTCAAGACCGACGCCGGGATGCTTCCTCAGTTCCGGCCTCTCGAAGTCCACGGGGCAGACAAGCAACAGGGTACGCACGAAACGCTTGTGGACACAACGCTGCAATCGAACATTGTCGAGGGGAGAGAGCAAGGATGCTCCGTCACAAGGCCCTCAAGGGCTAAGGGAGGGCTCGTCGCAAGACGGGTCCTCCGCTATACCACAGAACCGCGCCTCCTCCTCGCCCTGAACGGCGAGGTTTCCGGCGCTAGGAGATTCGCATGAATTGGAACGACGTACAGATCATACTCGCGATTGTGGCCGTGTCGCCGATCTACTGGCTCTTCCACGGTCTCATAAACGTGGCCATCGTTCTCTGGCTCGCCTACATGGTCGTCAAGGCGATCGTCGATCCCGATCCGCCTCCGATCGACCCGCTTCGCCCGCCGCCGCTCTAATATCGCTCGCTTGCCCCTAAGTTCCATCACCTAAAATCTCGACTTTATCTCCCATGGCATCGATCGAATGGCACCCAGATTGGCCCGAGGCGCGGCCCTCGAATTGGGATACGTTTGCGCGAATCCCCGAGGACGCGCTCGACGTGCCCGCGTGGTACTGCCACGGCAAGGGCCTGCTCTATTCGTGGATGGGCTACGGCTACTGTCGCGGCTGCCGGATGCGGGTCGAGGCGCGTACCGAGGATGAGGCGCGCGCATTGCTCGACGGGCACCTGCCCGTCTGCCGGGACGACGCGAAGGATGCGCAGCCGTACCTGCCCGGGAAGCGCCTGGTGCGGTTCAAGGGCATCAAACGCAAGCCGAAGGTCGAGCGGTTCGTTGACATCTGCGGCGGCTGCTTCGCGCGATTCATAAGCCCGAACCGCGAGGAAGCAGCCGCCGCCTTGCGCGCGCACGTCGAGGAAACGCCGTGCATGCACTACGCCGTATGACGGACGACGAACGTATCCGATCCAAGCGCACGGAGATCGAGGTGATGTGCCTCGACAAGACGCTACACGAGCGCACCTTCCTCGCCATCTCGTTCGTAGACATGTCCATCGACCTCATGCGGAAGATGGGCAAGAGCGATGCGTTCATCGACGACTTCTTGGAAGAAACGATGCCGGTCGTCTACGACATGTTCCGCACGACAGAAGGAGCGGTCGATGCGGTAGCCAGCGGCATGGAAAAACTCCTCGATGAGTTTGGAGAGCCGCTCACGTTTAGCATGTCTCACGACGGCTGCCTATACGGTCGTCCCCTGCAAGGAGGCTCCGCATGAGCCGTTCGGGCAGGATGACACAGGACCCGAAGGAACCAGCGACATACGCGAAAGGCGCACCTGATAGGTGCGCCTCGAACGAATATCACTCTCCGGGACTTCACTTCTCTCCCCAGGGAAAAAGTCTCGGCACAGAAGGACCCACCTCTCGGTGGCGACCTGTCTTCTTTGTGTCCTGTTGGATGCTCGGCGGGCGAGTCCTTCTATGAATCAGGTGCTCTTTAGCACCGGAGGACCAGCATGATTCCAGAGTTCACGGGAAGCGGCCTTGAGAATCCGCACTTCAGATGCGCCGCGTGCGGGGGGCATTGCCTCCACCACGAGCGCGTCGAAATCTTTGAGCGAACGGAAGACTCGCGGGACGGGCTCCACGTCGTTGTCTCGGCGGGAAAAGCCGAGATAGACGACGCGATAGGAGGGAATCCTAGTTTACGTCGCCACGGACTGAAGATTTACTTCCGATGCGAATTTTGTGCGAGGAAGTCAATCTTCACTATCGCGCAACACAAGGGATCGTCCCTTATTGATTGGCTCGTCCTCGAAGATGGAACCGCCTCGTGACCGCGCTCCATGCGAAGGCTCGCTCGTATGTGAAGGCGGGCTGGTGGATCTTCCCCTGCCATCCGCTCAGTAAGAGGCCAGCCACCGAGAATGGCTTCCATGACGCCTCAAACGACCTCGCGCAGATCGACAAGTGGTGGACCGAGAACCCAGAGTATAATATCGGGCTCGACTGTGGACGCTCCGCTATCGTCGTCGTGGACGTTGACGTAAAGGATGGGAAGCAAGGCGCAGAATCCTTCGTCGCCCTCATCGACGAGAATTTCGATGTGCTTGCGACCCCGACCGCGCTCACGCGGAGCGGGGGACGGCATTACTTCTACGCAGGCAACCTCGACCGCAAGATCAATGCGTTCAAGAACGTCGGTCTCCCCGATATCGACCTCTGCGGTGCGAAAGGGTATGTCCTTCTTGCCCCCTCGGTAGTCAGAGAAGACGGCAAGACGGGAACCTATCGCTGGACCCACGAGACAGAGAAGCCCCCGCGCGAGCGCCCCGACTTCTTGCCTCTCCCCGACCTCTTTCTTCCACGAGAAAAAGAGACTGCGGTTTCCTGGGAACCTCTTAAAGCTGAGGCAGTTTCCCTCACGGCACCGCTCACTCCCGGCGAGCGGAACGCGGAGCTCTATCGGCGCGCGTGCCTCCTCCGGCGATACGGATGGCAAGAGAAGGACATCCTCGCGGCGTTAAAGACGATGAACGCGCAGAGCACGGTTGCCTTACCCGAGCGCGAACTCACGCCTATCGCCAGGTCCGCGAGCAAACACAAGCCCGACCATCGGGTCACGGCACCGCCAGCGCCGCCCGAAGGCGGCTACAAGCTTCTTACCGCCGAGGAGCTTCGGGAACGGATCTCAGATCGCGTCGATTGGATCGTCGAAGACCTCATCCGGCAATCAGGGCTATGCCTTCTCTCTGCTCGCCCTGGGGCGGGCAAGAGCACGCTTATGCGGACCCTGGCGACCTGCGTCTCGACAGGAGCCCCGTTCCTCTCGCGGCGATGCAAGCAAGGCAAAGTCATCTGGATCGGCATGGAAGAGTCCGACCAGGACCTCGACGAGGCGCTCGAAGACATGGGGATGGGATCGAGTAAGGACATCCTCTATGCGACGCGGGCCGAGGTGCCGGACGAACACCGCCACGCGTGGCTTGACGCGATCATCGGGCAGTACCAGCCGAGCCTTGTCATCATCGACACTTTCGGCGCGTTCTTTCCCGAGATCGAGAACATCAACGACTACTCGAACACCTCGAAGGCAATAGACCCGCTCCTCGCCCTGCGGGCGAAGCATGACACGAGCCTTGTCGTCCTCCATCACACGAAGAGGAGCGCCGACGAGTTCCTCGGCTCGCAGAAGATCCTTGCCTCCTTCGACGTGTCGATGGTGATGACAGTCTCGCCTCAAGGCTCTCGGACCATCAAGACAGATAAGATGCGCTCGGGCGTACCAATCGAGGATACGATCCTTGCCTTCGATTCTGAGACGCGCCAGATGACTGCTGTCGAGCCGAAGTGGGTCGCCGACAAGCGGATCTGCGAGCAGAACATGCTTGCCTATCTCAAGCCTGGCATGGCCGTCAGCGCAAGGGATCTTGCGAACCATTCCGGGCGAAAAGGTGGCATTTCGAGGAGCGCCATCGCCTCTCTCCTGTGTGACGGACTCATCGCCGTTTCGGGGTCCGGCAAGCGTGGAGATCCGAAGACGTACACCTGTTCGGGCTCCACGAGGGAAAAGCGTTTCCTGGGAACCCTGGGAACGCAGATCCCACACACACTCACACACAGGGAGTGTGTGGTAGAGTCCGAGGAATCAGCAGAATCAGAAGATCCCCATGAAACGTATGTTCGTATGGTCCCAAGAGATTCCCAGGCGTCCCCAGGAAATCCCCAGGAAACCCCAGGAAAGTCCCAGGAAACGAAATCGCCATCTCTTGTCGCCCTCTCTCGCAATGGGCACGTCGATGCGCGCCGGGTCGATGCGCTGGTCGGCATCCTTGATGGGCCGTGCCTCGACGGCGAGGTGCCTTGATGCCGTTGACGCGGGCGACGCGAGAGCAGCGCGCCGAGGCAGGCGTCTGCGTCACCTCCTCGGCGCATGGCCCAGCGACGCATGGGCGGCTCTGCGCCTCCTGCCGTGCGCGAGCCAGACTCTCCCGCCTGCGGCGACTCAATCCCGAGGCGGCAGTCTCGATCAACGTCAACGGCGACTTCTGGGCCGCGCTGCGCGACCTGTGGTATGCCGGTAAGCTCGGGATGGGCCGATGAATCTGACCTTCTTCGTGCCAGGCATCCCGCAGCCGAAGGGCAGCGGCTCGCGCATTGCCTCGGGAGTCTACCTTGAGGCCGGTACAAGCGCGTCTCGGAAGCGTAAGGTGTCTTGGTATGCGAAAGTGGCCGATGCGGCTCTACGGGCCTGGAAGCCACCTCTGGTGGCAATCCGAGCGCCCGTCACGGTGAAGGCGGTCCTGCGCTTCCCGATCCCGAAGTCTCGCTCGCGTGGCAAGAGGGCGCTTGCGCCCGGCGACCCGCACATCTCCGCGCCCGACGCGGATAAGCTCGCCCGAAGCCTTGGCGACTCGCTCACGCGCTCCGGCGTGATCGCGGACGACCGGCTCATTGCGACCTGGTTCATCTCGAAGGTCTATGTGGCGCAAGGAGACGAGGGCGCAGACGTCACATTGACCTGGTAGCGCAGGCCACGTCACGCCTCGCTTCCATCCAACATCGAAAAGCAAGAGAGCTGTCAAGGATTCCTTGACAGTTCTCTTGCTCTTATTGCTCGCCGTTGCGCCATCTTCTCGCGCATGGCGGATCGGCATTTCCGGCACGAGCTGAATGGGAGCTGCGCGGGACCGGGCCGGACACCCGGCGTTACGCTACGCCGCATGCACAGGATACACAAACCCGCCTCGCGGGCGGCTTCACGCCGCTCTTGCGACTTCGCTCGGAAATAGGACGACGTTTGGCTGTAAGGTCGCTTCATGATTGGTGCCGTTCTGGGGAATTAGAGCCTCGATTTTTTCGGCAGCGAGCCGTAACATGCCCGCAATCCGTGGTAGGTCTTCCGGGGCAAGGTAGATGGTTAAGTCGGTCCTTTTGAGGTCGAGGAGAAGATACGGCTCCGGCAATGCGTACTTTCCGCTTGTGAGCCGGAGCCAGACGTTCTTGAGGTCGTCTGATTCGGTATAGAGCGAGCCGCGAATCATAGCAGAGCCTCGATCTTCTCAAACGCGGTTACGACGTTCGGGTATCTCTCGTAGATGTCGATGTCGTCGATAAGCTCGTGGCAGCTTTGTACCGCCGTCGTGATCTTGTCGAGGCTCTCGCGCAAATATGCGTTTTCCCCTAGCAGTTCTTCGCGCTCTATCGCTCGACAGGTCCCACGCAAATACTCAGATGCAGTGCTCATGATCGTCCTCTTTAAAAAGCCTTGTGATTATTGGGGTTCTCTCTCTATTATAGTCGGTCGGGTCGTAACATTCGTGAGGCTAAGGGGCTCATTGTGTCGTAACATTCGCCTCACATTCTGTGCCACAACGCCTCCCACACGTTACCCGAGTCAAAGTTTCCGCCGCGCTCAATACGCTCGCGAACGGTTTCCTTATGCCGCTCGGGTTGTGTTTTCGGCGGAACCGGTTGTTTCGCGGGCGTGTTTCGCGCTGCGATCCGTGCGGCAGCGCGAGTTCGGCGCGCGACACATTCCTTGCACCACGCGCCGTCTACGGCGGGGCCATGTGATGCGCCGAATGCGCACGTCGGCTTCGCGCGTCGTACGCGCGGCGGTCGCGCCCTGTCTTCCGCGCTTCGCTTCGCGAAGCACACGTCGCAGAGCCGACCGTGCGTTGCCCGTCCATGCGACGCCGACGAGGTACAGAACCCGCTTACCTTGCGTCGTTCGTAGAGCTTGCGTTGCGTAGCGAGGTACGCGGTCGCGCAGGGCTCGCAGAGGTCGTATTTGACGGCAGGGCCATGCCTGCGCCCCTTCGTGCAGATACCGGCCGCACGGTATCGCTCCCGGCGAGCGTTGTAGGATTCGAGAGGTTCGCTCCGCATGCCGAAAGGATCGGCAGGCTAGGCGGCATCGCCTTTCAAACGAGCAGTCCGCGCGCGGCGCAGGACGTTCCGGCGCTCCGCACAGGCCGCGCAGAGCTTACCGCAGGAGGGCAGCGCATGCGCCTTGCCTTGCCGACAGAGCCCATCCGCCACGTTGGCCTCGCGCCATGCACGGACTTTTTCTGCGGCGGTTGGCGCGCAGAGTCTCTTCGGTCGGCGGTGCGCGTTCAAACGGAGGGCCGTTTCGAAGCGGTCTGCCACACGCCGGATAGAATCTTATGCGCCCTTTGCGTAGGAGAGATTGCTCCATCGGGAGCGTAGCTATCGAATAGCTCGAACTGAAGCATATGGCACTCGAACGTCTTGTTTCCGATGGATATCCATGATTGCCCGCATCCGATGTTCCCGAGCGAATTCTTTCTGATGTGAATCAGGCTCACAAGCTCATTCGTTGCGCGGATGAGGTTCTTCGGGGTGGCTGGATACTCGGCGTCGACGCAAATCTTGCCTCCGCCTCCGAGTGATTCCGCCAGGTCGGGATGCGATTTAGACATGATGCGGATCATCATTCCTCCACTGCCGGCTGCGTCGTGATCTGGTGTCACGTATTCGCTCATTGTCTTCCGTCCTTTCGAGTAGGTCTCATCAGATGCGGCATAACCTCATCATTACAAAGTTAGTTTCCAGTTCAGGAATCGTATGCGTATGAAGCGTTCGTCTTCTATTAGTTGCGCAGTTGTGTAGCGTCCCATAATTCTCGCTACGGTATCCTTGCCGGTATTCAGATTCCTTGCTAACTTTTCAGCGTTGGTCATCATTGCCTTGCCTTTCTTGGCGGTCTAAGCAAGGCTTGCAGACCATCACATGTTCATCGATATATTCTCCGCAGTATTCGTTTACTTCGACGTAGGAATGAGTCGCTTCTGTCTTCTCGCATACCTTGCAAAGAAGGTCGGACGGGTCGATTGATTCGTATGTCCAGCGTACAATCTCAGGGTCTTCGAGAGTTTCGTTTCTCATTGCGTGCCTTTCTTGGCGGTCTAATCATGCAGCGCATTACGCTACGACGGCGCGAACGCCGTTTCGACCTTTGTTTCAGCGTCTTGGCATTAACTTCTTAACGACCCAACTAGAAGAGTACTTATACATATCTGTTTTCAGCGCTAACTTCAGTGCCGCTGCCGCTTCTTTTTCGGTTACATACCTTCTGGTATCCAAGAAGTCTCCAGTAAGGTGATTATGTATCATATAGCCCATTTGTTACTCTCTTTCGTTGTATGCTTGTCTTTTGAGATATGCCTCATCAGCATCCGTATCACGGATGGACTGCCTTGCGGCAGTTTCGGCCTAGTCGCGGTCTTTATGTCTAGTGCATAATTTTGAGACAGGGATTTCTGGGGGAGAATTCTTGCGGATGTCAACTCGAAAGCTTTTTCCGAGGAGACGTTCTGGCCAATAGGATGGGTCCTGTGCGGTGACGACGACGTAAGCCGCTTTCTTGTCGCAATAGGCGCAATCTATTGAGTTCGATGTCATTGCCTTGCCTTTCGTTTTGCCTGCCGTGTTACTATCGTATCGCTTCGGCAGGCTTGTGTCGATGGGTCTTTCGACCCGGTGTTTCTTGGCTGCCGTTTGTCTGGCTGCCGTGTTACTATCTTCTCATGCTGCCACCGACTCGTCAATGAGTCTTATGGCCCTTGACGCATACTCTGCCGGGCATGGTAGAATCGCGCGGCGCATCGCTTTTTGCGCGAAAAATGTATGCGCCCGCGCTCACACACGACGCGCACGAGGAAATCTTTACACACGCGCGATAGGATAACGCCCCCGCCCGCGTCGAACCGCAAACATGCTTCTGCGAGCGCACGCAACGTAACGCGAACGTCGCGCGGAAACGCAAGCGACGACCGCCCCTAGGCGGGCGACGCGCGGAAGGCGACCGAACGCAAGACACGCGCCCGATGCGCTAGGCGCGCACCCGCGAGCGCGGATGGAATCAAGCGCGAGGCGAGGGTGATACCCCTGCATCAAGCAGCGCGCACACGACACACACCCCTGCTCACCTACGCACCAAGATGCGACACGCACGGGTAGCTCGCAGCACACGTATGCTTACGCGCGCACGCACGCGAGCACGCAGGCGGGCCTGTACCCACACGCACGCTCGCACGGGTCGGCCCCATCAGCGGCCACAGATAGAGATATGACCTCGGGCTAAAATTGCTTTCCAAATTTATTTTGTGCTTAGGACGTTCGACGAAAAGGCGAGTATTTCCTATGAAGAGAGACGAAAGACTTATGGTATGGACTTAGGGGCAGAGCTGGAGAAGTCGCTTGCGCGATTGCTCCAGGGGCACTTTCCTTCGGGCGTTGGGTTTTTGCTGTACTATGCCGCAGCGGGCGAGGAAGGGTCGGTGATTTCGAACATGACGCCGGAGAGCATGCGTGCGATTCTCGCGTCGCTTGTGCTCGATGTGACGCTAGAGGCGAAAGCCTCTTGACGTTGGAGGAGCGCGACCAGATACTCGATGACTACCTTGACGTGGAGGAGCGGACGATTGTCAACACGATTCGGCTGTTCGATCTTTTTCCAGCGACGCCGGGCTTGAGCCCGTGGTTGACCGCTCGTCGCGAAGCGGTGGCAGAGCTTCGTCGTCTGACGAAGGAGTTCCGCAAGCGCCGGAACTCGTAGCCGTCTAGCTCAAGCCTCGCGTCCTGCCCGCCTCCCGAATCTTTCATAAGCCGCCGCGCAATGTGCCGAGGCTTGCATTGGCGAAGCTAATAGGGCCGGTAGAGGTTCGAGTCCTCCCGACCGTGGATACGCGCGTAGGCACGGAGTCATCGGCGCGATGGGCGGTACCGGCTTGGTCGCTATGGAAGGTTGGTACATGAACCGCGAGTCCGATGAAGCGTGCCTAGCGCTGATCGCGTCGATCCGCGATGAGCGAAGCGGTCGCCCTCAATGGCGCGAGATCGACTGCCTGCTCGACAACCTCGAAGCGCGGATCAAGGACGCTGCGGGATGGGTCGGGGAGCGAAGCGCCTTGTGGGCCGAGATTGATCGGTCGCGGAAGCGGGAACGCGAGCAGATACACCTCACCGGAGACTACCCCTGCGGCACGGAGCGCTGCCGCGAGGCGTGGCGCGAGTTAGGGCAGGCGAAGCCCGAGGAAGCGACGGCTGCGATCCGCTTCCGGGACGTGATTCGCGAGGAGGTCGCCGCCGAGGTTGCGGTGCAGCTTGAGGTGGCATTCGCGCGGCTGTACGCATTCGTCGCGTCGCCGTCCAAGGCGCAAGAGGCGGAAGCCTCTTGACGCGGCTCTTGAGCGAGTCCGAGGTCCCCGACGAGGCGTACGTCGCGGCGGCAATCGCCGATCGGGGTTTTGAGGTCGTTCGTTCCTCGGGAGGCTTCGACGCTGCGGTACGCTTTAAGCAGCCTCAGAATGGATACAGTACCCGAGGCGGTGTCGCCGTATTGACGGATCGCGCCCGCGAGTTTATGCCGTATGAGGAATCTGCACATGAGCGCAATCGGCCCGACGATCATCCGCCTGCCGCCGAACTATCCGCCCATACCGATCCCGGAGAATGCGCCGCCGAAGCCGAGCTGAAGCCGACGGCTCGCAAGAAGAGGCAGAACCGCCCGAAAGCCTAGCGCTTTCGCTGCTCCGTGTCGATACGAGAGGTATGATAGATACGGTCACGGACGAGACTCGTCGCGAACAACTGTCGCGCCCTGGCTCGATGAAGCTCTCGATCAACGTCGCGAACGAGATCGGCGACCGCTTGCGTCGAACGGCGTTCGATCGCCGTGTGAGTGAGTCGAGCATCGTGGAAGTCGCGCTCTCCGCGCTCTTCGACGGGCGCGATGAAGAGGCGCTCGCCGAGGTCCTGCGCGAAGGCGGTGCAAGCCTCCGGCGCAAGAGCGTCGCCGCGTGACGGCGCAGCTCGATAGGTTCCTTCAGAGCGGGTCACAGGTCGCCTCACAGCAGGCGATCCAAGCGGTGCTAGCCGAGATGATCGCCCCGCGCGATGAGGCGATCAACAGCGCGTTTCAACAGCTCGCCCTCAAGCTCCAGCAGCTCGAAGCTGCCATCGGACAGGTTGCGCTTGCGGCGCAGCAGCCGAAGATAAGCCCGTTTGAGGTCGCGCTCAAGGCGCTCCAACACTTCGGCGACGACGAGACGGACGCAGCTCCGAAGCGTTGCCATGACAAGGCCGTGACCTTGATTGAGAGGTGGCTAGATGCCGGTTTGGCGACCAGCGAGGCCGGAGACGGGCAGCCTGGAGGAGCGGCGCAAGCAACTCGAAACGAAGAAGCGGAAGCTCTCGCAGGAGATGAGGCAGGCAAAGAACCGCCTCTGGTGGATGAAACGGAGCAAGTCGCCGCCGAGAACCGTTGAGGAGGCAATCTCGCTGGTCGGGCGCAAGCGCGACCGCTATTGGCTCACTCGTGTGCTAGGCAGCCTGGCGAAAGGAATCGCCGTGAACGACGCGCTCAATGATGCAACGCGCGCTTGCTTCCCCTCGGTACGCAAAGACGAGGCCGTTGCGGCAAGGTCGCTCACGCAGATTCGCAAGCCTGAGATCTGCCAGGCGATCGAGGACGCGTTTGCCGCTTGTGGCTTCACGCTTGAAGACGCGATCAAGGCCCACATCGGGCACATCCAAGGGACGCACACGAAGCAGGTCCTGGCCGGGGGTGAAGTCGTCGATCTTCGCATGCCACCATCCTTTGTGGCACTCTCATCATACCAGAAGCTCGTGCTACCTGCCCAGACTGCGAAGGTACAGATTGAGCACTCAAACATCAACGACATGCTCCGCACCATCGACGCCGATGACGAGAAGAGTGCCGGGCAGGTGATGCGCACGGTCGGCGAAGTGATCGACGTTGAACCGGAAGAGGACCCGGACGACCGCGATCCGTTTGAGGACGAGGAAGAGAGCGAGGAAGACGATGAGCAAACTCCATGATACCTTGAGTCAGCAGGTACGTGAAACGTGCCGCGCCTGTCATAATGTGTGCTATGTCTCGGCAGACGCGGACGGCAACGCGCCTCCGGTCCCAGCGGAAGGCTATCGCTGCGAGGGCTGCGATGCGGCGGGATACGAACGGTACGACTTCGATAAGAGCCTGCCGAGGCCCGAGGGCGCAGTGGCCGAGCCCACGCCGCCCACCAATCCCGAGCAACCCACGGAACCCACGGAACCCACGGATGGTGAGGCGCGACCGAGCGACGAGCCCAAAAGTGCCGGGGAAGCCGCCGAAGGGCAAGTGGTGGAAGTTTCCGCTCCCGTTGTCGAGGCGCGTTAAGCCTTGACCGACGAGCGCCTCGCCCTGATCGTCCGCAGCGCCTTCCGTGGGATGATGGAAGCCATGCTCGCCGTCGATACCCAAGAGGAGCCGACGGCGCTGGCGCGGCTACCGCAGGAGCCGTCGGCTTCTGAAGAGATCGCCTTCCCGAGCGTGACCGCAGCGGAGGAGACGCTCGGGTGTGACACCCTCTTCGGCGAGACGCCTCCGCCGACGATCAACCAGATGGCCTTCTCTGGAGATTTTCCGCCCGGCGACCTCGACCTCGACGCTGCCCTGGCCGCTCGCGCAAGAGCGCGGGCGCATGCCGAGGCGAACCTCCAGCCGCAGCACCAAGGCGGCCCCGGCGAAAAGGATGTCGCAGAATGGCTCAGGCTACCGCAGCAATAGCAGGCGTTACGCCGTACGATCCGCGCGACCGTACGCACCGCCAGATCACGCCCGAAGCCTACGAGCTCGTCACCGCGAACGGCGGCGTGATCCCGCCGGGAAGGCGCGACGACCGTACCCCGAACTTCCGGGGCCTGAGTAACCCCTGGTGGCAACACCTGCACGACACGAACCCGAAGGCGTTCGTGAAGCTCATTGCGCTCTGTCGCCGAGACTATCCGACCTTCGCCGCGTTGATGCTGAAAATTGTGAACCGGCTCGACATGAGCAAGACGCCGTTCATTTTTAATAGCGGTCAGCAAGTAATCTGGAATAGGCAAGTCATGCGCCGTCGCATGGGGCTGATGGTGTTTTTTCTCATCTTAAAGGCGCGTCAATTAGGGGCGACATGTTTTGATGCAGGTGAACATTTTTGGGAACTGTGGCGCGGCGAGAACGTAAGAACCTTGGACACGACGCACGATGAACCCCTAGCCGCGCGTGTGATTACATTTTTTCGTGTGTTCTATGACGGCTTGCCCGTAGTAAAAGACGCGAACGGAGAAATAATTCGTGCAATAAAACCTCCACTTCGCAGCGAATCAAAGACTGCAAAGATACCGAAGAAAGAACTATACTTTTCCGACAGGATGAGCGAAGGCGCGACGTATGTCGCAAAGAATCTAGACCCTCGCGGATTCACTTCGCAGCACATCGGTTTGCACGAATGCGCGTTCTATCCGAATCTGAAAGACTTCTGGCAAGCATTGTCTCCGCAGCTTCCGGCGATGGGGACGAAAGCGCGTTTAAAATGCTCAGTAACGTGGGAGTCTACACCGAACGGACAGAATGATTTTTACGATTTTTGGCAATTAGCGAAGAATCCAGAATCGGAAATGACTGCAATATTCTTGCCGTGGTATATTCACGATGATGAGTACATAATGGAGCCGCCTTCTGAATGGCGTATGAGTAGCGATGAAAAAGCATTGCAAGAGCAATTAAGTTTACAGCGACAAAAGATAGACGGGAAGAAAGTAACCCGCGCGCAAATGTACTGGAGACACAAAAAGCTCGTCGACCTCGACGGCGACGAAGACGCATTGGATATGGAGTTTCCGTCGGACGATCAGACTTGCTTCCTTCAGCGTTCTGAGAGTGTCTTCTCCGCCGATATGAAATACCTCACGCGTTCATGTGCGGAGGCCGACGTACGCGCGAAGGAGATGTGGGGCAAGCGAACCGACACCGATGGCAACCCCGTCGAAACCCTCGGCCCGGTCTGTGGCAAGCTCCGGTATAAGCCGATGATCTCGCCGTTCTCGCCCATGATGAGCTTCCATGAGCTCGAGCGCCCGAAGTTCGCCATCGGAGAGTCAGGCGATCTCTTCGTTTGGGAACCGCCGGAGAAGGGGCATCTCTACATCGCCGCCTCCGACACGGCGGGCGGCGAGCAGGGGCGCGACCTCTCGACCTGCGTCGTCATCGACCTTGTGACCGGGAACCAAGTCGCAGAGTTCGCAGGCACGATTGCGCCAATCGACTTTGCCGACGACCTCGTGCATTTATGCGAGTGGTACAACCGCTGCATGATCTTGCCTGAGATCGACGGACTCGGCAGCGTCGTGCTTAAGCGTATGAGCGAATGGGGTTTTACGAATTTTGCGTATGAGGAGCAATGGGACGAGATCGGCGTAAAGAAGAACAAGCCGGGCTTTCAGACCAAGCCCTCGAATCGCCCGATGATCTTCTCGACGTTGCAATGGTTCGTGCAAGAGCGGTATTTCAAGCCCGCATCTCGCGGCTTAGTACGAGAGATGAGCACATTCAAGAAGGACGGCATGGAGTACCGCACGGCGAAGAAGCATCAACACGACGACCGTGTAGTGGCAGCGGGCCTAGCCTGTATCGCGATCAGGCAAGCCCCAAAGTATCTCATGATGGTCGAGAAGGCTCGGCGTGATCGCATCCCAACGGCAGTAGATCTCGGCCTCTCGCATTCGCCAAGCCTTGAGGCGAAGGAACAGCACTTACGCAATCGTGCCGATGATGAGACTATAGAAAAAGCGTTCGGCAAGAACGACGCGATCGAGTTTCCTTGGAATGCGATCCGAGGATTCGATGTCGGCGACTGGGCGTAGAGAGCAAGGAGATCATCAATGGCTTTTGGAGAAGATCCGAGCAGTGACGAGCCGACCCGCGAAGAGGGCGATTCTACTTCCAGTAAGCGCAAGAAGCACAGACGCAAGAAGCACGGGCGCAAGAGCGAGCGCAAGGAACACGGTCGGCGCGGATAAGCAATGCCGTTCTACGAGTTCAAGTGCGAACATGGCGAACGGTTCGAGCACAGCTTCGCGATGGGCGAAGCGCCTTCGCACATGCGTGCCGCTCATCAAACACATAAGATGTGCGCGTACAGCCGCGTCTTCGGCGACTTCAACTTCGTTGAAGATCGCACGCGCATGTACCGCAACCCGCGCACGGGCACGCGCTTCAGCGATACGCTCGGGTGCGAGATGCCGGAGGATCGCGCTTCGCGTGACGCGCTCTACGCCTCCAAAGGCGTAGAGCCGGTCTCGCCGCGTGACATGCCCTCGCAATGGAAAGTCGCGAAGGAATACGCCGACCACCTCAAGAGCGGAGGCGAGAAGCTCGACCGCAAGGGTGAAGCCGCGCTTATCGAGCCGCCCGACTTGAGCGACGTAAAGTCGATCAAGTCGATGCTCGCTGAGTCGAACTATCGAGCACCGGCATGATCTCAAAGCAAGACGAGGCGCTCGCCGGGGGTGTTACACCCTCGTCCAGCAAGAAGAGTAAGTCGGCGGGAGACGATGAGGACGCATCGTGGGAGAAACGGCTTGTCCTGCGTTGCGCTGAGTATGTAGCGCGGGCCGACGCTAATGAAGATGCCCGGCGGAAGTCCGACCGCATCGGCGCTAACTTGATGTACGGTAGGCATTGGAACGTCCCGATGCCAAGTACGCGCGCAGCATTGACAGTCAACTTCACAAAAGCATTGATACTCCACAAGCTCGCGATTATGACGAAGCAAGATCCTATACCTGTAATTGAACCAACCGAGTTCGGAGACGCGAAGGCGAGTAAACTCCTTCGCCAAGTAATGATGAAGTGGTGGCGCGAGAAGAATATGAAGACGAAGCTCCGCAAAGCGGAGCTTCTGGCAAACTCAACGCGCACCTGTTCGTGGAAAATATCGTGGGACCCGACCGACAACGGCGGCGTCGGCGACGTAACGTGCGATGTCATTCCCGGCTGGCGTTTGATTCTCGATGATCGTGCCGACACGACGCATCGCATGCAGTTCGTCGGACATCGCGAGACGTTACTGCGAAGCGAAGCCGCGCTCTTATACGAGGAGTCTGCCGAGAAGATTTACGCCGGAGCGGAAGACGGTAAGCGCGGGAAGATGCACTCCGGCGGCAGCATGCCGCAGAGCCCGCTTGGCGATCCGTGGCGACGCATGGCCGCGACGAATCAAAATCTCGGAACGATTGTCAACGGTCGCCCTGTAATCAGCGCTTACTCAATGACGGGGCCAAGCGCGAAGCCGCAATTCTCAAACGAAGACTCCGTGCAGATTATCGAGCTCTTTCATCGCGATCGCACACTCGTGCGCAAAGACGTGCAGGTCTACGACGTGTCGGGCAACCCGCGAAAGAAGATTGCACGGGACGACGAGGGCATTCCGCAGTTCGAGCCAGCGGAAGAAGAGCAGCATCCACAGCCCGACGGCACGACTGTTACGCTTCCCGGCTTCAAGCTCCGCATGGAGCCGGTGATGGAGAAGAGGCTTGTACCGAAATATCCGCATTGGCGGCGCACGACTTTCCTCTTGCCGGACCTCGTACTTGTTGATGATCGCGCTTGGGATGGCCCGGTACCTCACGCCCTCTTCTCCGATGGGGAAGCGCTTGAGGGCCCTTGGGTTAAGGGATGTGCGCTCGATTGTGAAGACATCCAAATGTCGCTCAATGTGAGTCTGTCTATCATGATGGATAACTTGCGTTATTCCTCGCTCCGCCCGGTACTCGCAGGGCAAGGAAGCAACATCGAACAGAATACACTTTTAGTCAAGCCCGGGCAGGTGGTTCGTGTCGGAAAAGTCAGCGAAGTTCAGCCGTTCGAGTTTCCTCAATTATCGGAGACATGGTTTCAATGGTGTAATTTCATGGTGTCGAACATGGAAAGAATCGTGGGCGCTACGGGCATTATGCAAGGTGAAGCTGCGGGTCGTGTCGATTCTGCGGCGGGGTACGATCTGTTGGCCGAGATCGGCGGATCAAGACTCGTGGCGGAAACGAAGCGCATGGAGCAGAGCGTCGTTGAGGCGATGAGGATTGCCGCCTGGTTCATGCAGCGGAGATACACCGAAGCTCACGCCGTCGCCGTAACCGACAGCGAAGGAAACATTAGTGAAGAAAAACTCGGTGGCGCTTTCCTTCTTGGCACGTTCAACTTCGATATTGTCACGGGCAGCACAATGGCCTGGTCGGAGTCGAGCGTTCGCGCGCGACTACTACAAGAACTACAGAACGGTATTATTGATAAGGTCGCCTACTGGCAGCGTACGAATACTCCCGACTGGCAGCAAATTCAAGAACGTATCCTTCATCAGCCCCCTGCGCTTTCCGGTGCCGCCGCTTCCCCTCCACCGCGCACACGAAGCGCGCCGAAGAACGCAAGCAAAGTTCCAAGGGTAGCCGCGTAGCTTGAATGGCTCTCTTGTCAATGCGCGCGGCCTCCTCACGGAATCCGCAGAGGAGAGCATCATCGCGGCGATCGTTCATCTCGCAGGACAGAATCCGCGCGCAGCAGCGCGGCTCATCGCGGTGATTTCAAATCCTCCGATGATAGGTAGCGCGAAGCTCACCTGGCGCGACGGAAAGCTCAACGGCATCGAGGTCGTCGAGCAGACGTACTAAGGCATCCGCCGAAGCCGCCGATACCCCTAGGGAAGAGTATCGACGGCGATCCCGGCGACAGCGCAAGCTGTCTCCGGGATTTTTGTTTTTCAAGGATGGAGTGTTCATGGCAGGGTTCCCCGTAGCCGCACCCGGAGGCTCTCCGGCCCCCGGCGCGCTCGGCAAGGGCGACGCTTCCGCACTCCTCGCTCGGCTGAAGCAATCCGCTCCAGCTCAGAATCCTAAAACGCCCGATTCTCGGATTGATCCGAGCATCGAGCGATTGCAGAGTGCAAACCAAGTGCGAGTCAGTTTGGAAAAACTGAGCAACACGGTTAACGACGACGAAGTAATTCTGAAGGCGTTAATCACCGGAATGCACTCCGTAGTAACAAAGATTCTTGCGGAAGTTGATCCGCAAGAAATTCTCGCCTCGGCGGCTTCTCAGTTGGGTAAAGCGCAGGCTTCTGCTTCACCAGCTCAACCGCAAAGCCCCACGGCAGGGATGCCAGGTGCTCCGCCAATGCCTACGGGCGCAATGCCCCAAGCGGTGCCAGGGATGGCGGGCGGTGCTCCGAGCGGACCTGTGTCGCCGGGGAATCCACCCGGTTAATAACATGGAGGTATCCACAATGCGTAGACATCACAAAGGTCGCGGTCGCCACGGTCGTCGGAAGTAACCGATGAGTAACGGCGGCGTGAGCGAGCCCTCTCCAGGCGGCGGATTCACGCCGCCCTCTCAAGGTGTCGATCCGAACGAGTACGCGCAGATGCAGCAGCGTGTGCGCGAGCTTGAGCAGTATCAGACCGAGACGCAATCCGTGTTCGAGCAGCTCTCTCCTCACAGCGCGCGCATCAAGCGCATGGTCGAGGACGAAAGTGCCGCACGGCTTTTTGATGATTCTCTTGCGAGCTACGAGGCGCTCTCCGCACGGAACAAGCCGAAGCTTTCAGACGAGTGGAACCCCGAGATTAACCCCTGGCTCAAGAAGATTGATGAAGTCTACGACCAGGTAAAGAGCTTCGCCAAAGAGAGCACGGATTACAAGCAGCAGCAGCAGGAGCAAGTGAATCAACGCCTGCTCTCTGAAAACACGAAGCTATCCGAGCAGCTCATCGAGAAGTTTCCGCATCTCGCCGAAGGCGATTATGCCGGGATAAAGATGATCGCAAGCTACGGCATTCAGAATAAACTGTCGTTTGCGGATGCAGCGTCAGCACTTGAGCCCGCCTACAAGCGCGAGCGAAGTGTCGAGCCGACGCTGCGTACTACGGCAGGCGCTCCCGGCGTTCCCGGCGCGAGCGAAGGAAAACTCGACAACATTGATCTCGTTGCGCGAGCGACGGATTTGATAAAGCACGAGCAGCGTAAAGCAGGGATGGCAAAGTAAGTCATGGCGGACATTAGCTCACAGTACATCTACCTCAATGCCTTTCAGAGCCTCACACGCGAAGGCTTCGTCACGCGCAAGATCATCGACACCGTATTCAAGGCGAAGAAGTTTTATCAATACCTTCGCACACGCGGCATGGTCGATGACGTCAAGGGTACAGCGGCGTTAACTTGGCCGATCAATATCGGACAGAGCCCGAACACGACGACGTTCGACGGAGACGACAACCTCCCGATCAGCACCATGAACGGGAACATCGTGCGACCAGCACTCGGCTGGCGTCGGTACACCGACGCGCTCGCAATACCGCTAACCGACGTATTCGATAACAACGACAGCCCGGAAGCGATTGCGAATCTCCTCGACGTTCAACTCGACATCACAAAAATGTCGCTCGTCGATAAAATTTCAAGCGATACCGTTACGAACACGACCGCGATCAATCCGAAGGGCCTGCAAGGGCTAGCAGAGGGCATCGACGACGGCACCGTTGCGCCAACGTATGCAGGCTTCTCTCGCGCTCAATTAGGCGCGAAGTGGAAATCGCAAGTCAACTACAGCATCGCAAACGGTACGTCTGCAAACCTCATCGCAAACTTGCATACGCTCGACTTGCAAGCGTCGGTAGACGGCAGCAGGCCAGATGCGTACTTCGCAAACATCGCAGCGTTCGGCGGATTAATTCAATCGCTCTTCCCGCAAGATCGTTACGTTCAACCAGAACTTGCGAGGACTGCGGGCGGCAATGATCTGGTGTTCAACGGCAATCCGCTTTTCCTTGACAACGCAATACCGACGGGGATCGCAACGCCTGGAACGCCTCCGGGAAGCGGGAACAACAGCGGCGGTTACATGTACGGAATAAATTCGACGTACCTGAAGCTCGTCGTGAATCCGAACGTGAATTTCATAACGCTTGATTGGCAGATTGGGCAGAATAATCTTGTGATATTCACACGTATTCTGTGGTTTGCAAATATGGTCGTACTGAAACCGGCTGCTCATTGGGCAGCTTGGCTCCAGAACTACTAGGGAGAGAGAATATGTCAAAGAATGAAACAGGCAACCGCCCCGGCCCCGATAAGCCGTACTATGAAACGAGCGCAGGGGTCGTATTCTCCAGCGCATTTATGAGCAACGGTATCACCGGAGCTCCACCTCCACCCGCAATGCGCGGCGGGCCGGGAGAACCCGGCAGCGGACAGCTCGACGGCAAGAGCCCGCGCACGAGCGGTAACGGCATACCGAATCACTTCTTCGGGAAGGGCGAACGCGGCTAATGGGCATCAATAAAAACTTCGTCGCTACCGACGGCCTGAACGCAGGCGTTCAGGGTGACGACATCCTCATTGGAATCTCCCTTGCGAACAACGGCGTACTTGCGCAGGGAACGCCGATCTGCCGCGACCTTACGCAGCTTCCTGGCGGTTACGCGCCGCAGGATGTAAACCCGAGCAAGCTTTTCCAGAGCGCGCGCGTGACCGATCGCGGCGTGTTAGCGACCTCTGCAAACGCAGGGGATCTCCTCGGTCTGTACCAAGGCGCGAGCTACACGAATACAACCGGCGCTTCGCAGATTTACATCGCGACATGCAAATTCCAGGGCCTCGGTCGCGTTCTCGCCGGGGCGATTGCAGCGGGGACTGCCATAACGATCGGCGCGAAACTCGTCATATCGAGTAGCAATATCTTCGCAACGGTCGGTACTCGTGCGATCGGCACGGCGATCGGGCAAGTCGCAGCATACCCCGTCAACACAACCGTTGCGGCGAATAGTGCAGCGGGAAGTGTCGCGGTTACGCCCGCGAGCATGGTCGGTATCATCGCCGGAATGTCGCTCGTGATCGACCAAGGGACCTTGCAAGAGACCGTGGTGGTCGCCAGTATCACCGCAACGACCTTCACCGCGCCGTTCGTCTTCGCGCATACCGGGCCGTTCACGGTGCAAGGTATCCTCAGCACGGTCGGTGCAGCGATCATTCCCGTGCCCGCGTCGAGCAATACGCAAGCGGTCGTCTTTGCCGACCTGAACGGAATCGGTTGATGGACCTGCGCGTCACGCTCGAAGAGCCCTGGGCGAAGGACAACACCGGTAAGGAAATGCCGGTGACGATTCGCTTCGGCTCGACCCCTGCGCGTGAAGTCGGCGGCGGCGGAAACGTCGTCATCGGCGGCGAGCGCGTAAGCGGGGACGACCTCGTAGACGTCGGCTCGCACAGCGACACGGTCCCTCGCCCGATGAATCGCTTCATCCCCGGCAAGCGAATCGAGTGGAGCTTTCTCGTCTCCGACCCGGAGAAGAACGGCCTGCTTCTTCCTTTCGAGGCCGTAGTTCTCTGGTTCGGAGATTGGCGCTATCCAAAAGAGAGCGCACCGAACACGCCGCCGGACGAGACGTTCAACTACGAGCGCAATCGGATCGCAATGAAATGGGGCAACTGGCGCTTCCCGCAGACCGGCCCGAGCGGGCTATCGCATCTCCGCCGTGGCGAAGAAGGCCCCGACACAACCAAGATCGGGCCACCTCCCGTTCCGCGTGTGCATATTCAGTCAGTTGACGGTCGCGGGCAGACGACAGATAGACTCTCATTCCGTCCGTGGGATTGGTTTAGGTGGCAAGACGATGTTATTGTTCCCACCGCTACAACGACAAACGTGGCAGCCTCGCCGCCAGGAATTGAGACTTTTACTGTGGAGCAGCTCCGGAACCTGGCAAATGAAATCGAATCCCGTCAAAAAAAGACGCCGCAGAAAGTAGCGTAGCTATGGCGATTGATCGAGGCAACGGCGAGCACGACGATGAGCTTGCTTCCGGTCGTCCAGATCGCGAGGGAGCCTACCCGGAGTTTAAGTATGTCGCAGGTGCCCCCGGCGTCGGGCTCGGAGAGCGGCTCTACATCGACCAGGGCGAGGCTCCAAGCCTCCATGAAATCGGCCTGTTCGATCCCGGCGAGCATGGCTAAGTTATGGGCGCAAGTTCACCGTACACGGATGGCGGCGCGCGCCTTGGCGTAGCGCAATACCTCGTAAGCGGCCCGCCGAACCTCACCGTAGACGGCTACCGGAATCTCCAGTGTGATGCGGCGGGAAATCTTTGTGTTAACGTAAAGGCGGGCGGCGGCGGCGGAAGCGGCGGTGCGGTAACGATCGCCGACCCGACGACAGGTACGAATCAAGCGGCGGTCCTCGCTCCTGGCGGAGTCGGCGCGTACGCCCTGGCGGTTCAGGGGGTCACGGGCGGCACCCCGATCCCCGTCTCGGGGTCGTTCACAACGACCGGGACGGTCACGGCAAATGCCGGGACCGGCTTCCCCACGGCCTCAGCCCCCGGTACCCCCGGAACCCTGCTCACTACGATCCAAGGCTCGCCCTCCGGGACAGCGGTCCCCGTCTCCGGCGTATTCTACCAGGCGACCCAACCCGTTTCGCTTGCCTCGTTCCCCGCTCTTACGACGGGTGCGGCGACCATCGGGATCGTCAACGCCGGGGTTGGCTTTCCCTCTCTTACGACGGCGGGCGTCTCCGGCACGAACCTCATCACCGTGCAAGGCTCATCGAGCGGAGTCGGAATTCCCGTTACCGGGACCTTCTGGCAGACGGTCCAGCCGATCTCCGCGACGGCACTCCCCTTACCCACAGGGGCTGCCACGTCCGCGAATCAGATCGTGGTCGGGACTGCCGGAACGGCTTCGAGCCAGGTCGTGAGCGTCCAGGGCATCGCAGGCGGCACGGCGCAACCTGTCAGTCTTGCGACGCTTCCCGCACTCGTTGCGAGTACAGCAAACATCGGGAACGTCGGCGGGAAGACCGCAAAGATTGCGACCGCATTAACGGTAACGGCTTCTTCAGCTTATACGACGGGGAACGTCGTCGGCGGAAAAATCACGTTCAGTTCCGCGCTTCTCACCGCAGGCAGCGGCGTCCTTGAATCTATTTCGCTGCGCAGTAAGAGTGTGCAGACGGCGACGTTTACGCTCTTTCTTTTTGACAGCAACCCAACGAATACGACGTGGACGGATAAAACCGCGCCGAGTATCAACGTGAATGACATTCCGTTTCTCGTTGGCGCATTTCAACTTTCGAGTTTTTCCTCCGGACTAGGAACGCATACGATTTACATGTTGAACGGAATTTCGCAAACACTTGCCGCAGGGGCAACGACGCTTTACGGTATTCTCATTGTAACCGGAACGCCGACGTTCACAGCGACGACGGATTTAACATTGGCCTTAGGGATATTGCAGGATTAACGCCGATGCCGCTCTTGATTGGCACGAGTCGGACATTGCTCTCCCCATTTGACCAAGTGCCGATCGCAAGTGGTCCGACGATCGGCTCGAAGTCTACGGGAACGAATAATCTTACGCTTGGTGGAACGGCAACGATCAATGCGCCTGCGTCGATCGTTGCCGGAAACTTGCTCATTGCGCTGCTCTCCTGCGGCGGGCAAACTTTTACCGCTCCTCTTGGATGGTCGCTCTACGGTACGCAGGCAGCGAGCGGAAACAGTCCGCAAATTTCGGTATTTATCAAAATCGCAACAGGCATGGAGCCTCCTGCTTATGCCTTTGTTCCATCTGTTAGTGCAGATGCCGTCAACGGCATCATACTAAACGTCTCGGACGCGAATACTTTCTCTCCGATAAACGGAATGTTTAGTAAATATACGTCAACGGCGGCGACAACGATCGGAACCGCCGCCGTTTCTATTCCCACCGTCTTGAATTGCTTACCGATCGCGATCTCAGCCATTCAGCAGCTCAATCTCAGCACTACGGGAAATCCCACAAGTCTCACGGGCGGATGGACCGGCCAGGCGCTAACAGTGAATATCGACGGTGGGAATCCTGGCGGCACCGGAAATAACAACGGCTACAATGCGATGTACTCAGCATCAGGACCGATCACATCGAGTACGTCCACGGCGATCACCGCCGGATGGACCTGGGGCGGCGGGTCCTCGAATTTTACCGGGACGAGCGTTGTGCTCTTCGTCGCACCATAAAGGAAGGGGCCAAGGATGGCAACGGCACTCGGCGACATTGAAAATATCGTTCTCTCGGCATTACAGCAGCCGGGGATCAACTTCGGCATTGGCGCGTATCCTCAATGGGGCTCGCTTGTAAACGCGCAAGTCGGGCAAGGCGAAGTCGATTACTTTATCAACGAGGGATATAAGCGCATCTGTACCGCCCTTTGGGAGCTTCGCCTTACTACCGCACAATTTACGCTCACGACGACGGCGGGGATCGCGTCCTACGCGATCCCGCCCGCGGGCGATCCGCAAATGATGGCGGGCCGCGTCTTTGACGTATTCTACTTGCCGCTCGGATCGACGAGCGCGATTCGATTCGAGCCGGGGGAGTCTCTCGTCTCGTGGGAATCCTTCTTGCGCCTTACGGGACAAGGATATCTTCGCGCGAACTCTGCGGGGCTCTATCCGCGCGTTGCCGCAGTCGGGCCGCAGCGGCGGACGCTTGAACTTTACCCGAACCCGGTCGAGTCAGGCGACATAATCACGATTGTGTACCCTGCCATCCCGACTCCGGGGGTGTCTCAGGTTCCCACGCTCGTCGCGCAGAGCGACAGTATTCTCCTTCCCGACGATGCAGCGGCAGCGATCGGGCATTGGGCGTGTTTCCGACTCTGCTACAAAAACAATTCCACCGACGATGCGAAGATGCACCGCTCGCTCTACATGGAAGAGGTCGAGCGCCTTCGCGAAAACTTCCGCTGCACGTCCCTCGGCGACGTGCAGCAATTCACCGATCAGCCGACGTTCCCGGTGTTCGGCGGACTCGCGTATGGCCTCTGAAACCGCAACGAAGAACAAGGGGCCGTACAAAGTCTACTACGCCGATCTCGGCGGCGGTCGCAACACGCGGAAAGATACTCACGCGCTTGCGCGAAACGAGCTTTCCGCTTCAATTAATACGTGGATGTTCGCGGGGCACACGGTCGGCAAGCGTCCTGGCAGCACTCCCGCGATAACCATGAGCGGAGCAACGGGCTCTGGCGCAGCGATAAAAGGAATGGCGAGCGCACGGTTCGTCGGCGTCACGAGCATCATCGCGCAGACGAACAACGCGCTCTACGCCGCGCGAACGAGTGATGCTGCGTATACGAACATCGGCTCTCTCGGCAGCTCTGCGAGTCCGATTCAAGTCGCGCAGATGTATGACCCGACTCTCACCGCGAATGCCGCGTTTATCGTTAACGGGGTGGACGCGCCGAAGACTTGGAAAGGCCCGGGAAACTCCATCGCAACGGTCGGCACGGCTCCTCTGAATCATTCCGGCAGCGCGACGATTACTCCGACCTGCGTTGCAACCCTAAACAATTCTCTTTGGTATGCGGGTGAACCGACGGAGCCGACCGGAGTTTACGTGAGTGACCCGAACACTCCGGAGTCGTTCACCTTTGGCGGGCAGTTACCAGGCGCTTCGTATATTCCTTATCTCATCGGGTACAACGATGGGATCGCGGGAGGGAGCATCACCGCACTTGTACCACTTGGGAATGCGATGATTGTCTATAAGCAGTCTGCGATCTACGCGTTCCAATACGTCGGATATTATGGCGACGTCGGGCCATGGGCCATAACGCTGCTCTCTGCTTCCGTGGGAACGAATTCACCAAGCTCGGTAGTGAACTTCGATACGTTTCACGTTTTTCTCGGTATTGATGGAGTTTACGCTATCGATCTCAACGGGCTGAAGAAGTATGGCAATCAAGAAGTGCCCCGACCGATCTCTGATAATAATCCCGATCTTTTCGATGGACCGCTTGCGGCGATTCTCAATCGCACGAATGCGGTCGGCGTGCGGTTCGGATCGAAGTATTTGCTCTTTTACGACAATGGCGGGTTGCTCACGCCACAACAGCCGAATATCGCGGCTCCGCTTGGATATCCGAATGCAGGTGTGTGGTTTGACTTCCTCTTCAAAGACGCAGACGGGCTGCCGTGTGTAGGCGAGATTCGGAATATGAACGTAGCAGGGGTTGCACCATTACGCGGTCCTGCGGATGTCGGAAATTTCGTCTGGGGCTCGGGCTCCATTGATAAAACCGGCATCTTCGGCTCGCTCACCGGCGACTTCGGCGGAGCGATCGGTACGATCATCTCCGGCAAATCGGACTTCTTTGAGCCGGAGCTTGGCGACAGCTCCCCCGATAGTGTAAAGACGTGCGACAACGTCGCGCTTGCGATCTCGCTTGTGAATCCGCAAGTAAGTGAAGCGCTGAACTTTCTCTTCTCGATCACCGCAAACTATGCGACGACGTACGATAGTACGGCTACAACGATCCCTTCTCCCGTGTATCAAGGCTCTGGAAACGTCGTCGGGTCAGCGGTCGTGGGGACGGCAGTAATCGGTGGAGGCACGGGTCAGCAGGCGTTCCAAATCATCCGAGGGTACGCGCAGAACGACGCGCGCGGAAACGTACTGCAAGTCAGCTTTCAAGAGTCGAGTATTTATCCTTGGAACACGCTTGGCTATATCATCAACGTGTCATCGCAGGAGGCAATAATTTCATGAAACGGATTCTCACATTGATCTCGGCAGTCGTTACATTTTGTGCAACAACTGCCCTCGCGCAGGCGTCGCCGTGTTCGCCGTCGATGACGTTCACAGCCGGGCAAACGCTCACCGCCGCTGTGCTCAACAGTAACCCCTCGACGTTCTCCGGGTGCTTGAACAACATCGACAACACAAACGTCGGTGCGGCGGGATTCTACGCCTCGCAGATCCTTCCGACAAACGGGACTCAAGCGACCTTCGGAGGATCTCAGCTCTACACGTTTCCCAACGGAGTTGCGGCTGGCGGGCCGGTTTCAGGGACGACAGGAAACTTCAGCGCAGGCGTCTCTGGCACAACAGGCACGTTCAGCAGCACCGTGAGTAATGCTGGATCGACCTCGACCGGCGCAATAAAGCAGACGTCTGGGACGACATACACGCTCCCTTACGACGCGAACAGTACCGCAGGTAGTACAAATACACATATTGAGCACGGCTCGCTCGCTACGGGTGCAAACGTAGGCGGGAGTAGCTGTGCGGCCTCTACAAACTTTTCTAAAGCATTCACAAGCGCACCCGATCTTGTCTACGGCTTTATTGCCTCGCCAGGCGGGTCGGCGGCGACCGGTATTTTCACGCAATCTCGTTCCGCGTCGGCCTTTACCGGATGCGTCGCTGCCACCTCGGCAGGGAGCTTCACCTTCTCCTGGATGGCAATTGGCGAATGACGGCGGCGAAAATCGGCGAACCCATCGCAAGCGCCCTCGGCGCGCCGTTCGTTAGGTCCGGGCAGCGCGCGGGGCGCTGGCAGTACCTCTCGGTCGTGACGGTCACAGGCGGGGTTGCGGTCACGGTCGGGGCCACCCGCCGGCGGGTGCCGCCGCTGCGGCTGGTGCGCGACGCGG